TGGAGCAATATCAAAAGTTTTAGAACAACATAAATATAAAGTTTATTCTACTGATTTAATTAACAGAGATTATGGAGAAACAGGCATAGATTTTTTAATGGAAACGCAAATATGCGATAACATTATTACAAATCCTCCTTTTAAATTATCTTTGCCTTTTGTTTATAAAGCGATTGAACTTGCAAATAAAAAAGTAGCTTTTCTTTGCAGAATAACTTTTTTAGAAGGTGTTGCTAGACAAAAAATGTTTCAAGAAACACCACTTGAAAATGTTTATATATTTTCACGAAGAATAACTTTTACAAATCCTAACAATGGTAACAAAACTCATGGTGGAGGTATGTTAGCTTTTGCTTGGTTTGTATGGAACAAAAATTACACAGGAAAACCAAAATTAAATTGGATATAGAATAAATGGCAAAATTATCAAAATCAAAATTACTCGCATTAATCTCACAAGAGATCTCAAGCTCTCTTGGATTTTATGATAGTGATTTATCAACACAACGCAAAGAAGCACTTAAATATTATTTAGGAGAGCCTCTTGGCAATGAAGAAGAGGGCAGATCAAGTGTTGTATCACAAGATATATTAGAGGTTGTTGAGTCTATGCTGCCAAGTTTGATGCGTATGTTTACACAATCAGATAAAATGGTAAACTTTGATCCTCAACAGCCAGAAGATGTAAAATATGCAGAACAAATTTCTGATTATTGCAATTTTATATTTAATCGTGATAACGATGGTTTTAGTATTTTGCATTCCATGTTTAAGACTGCATTACTTCAGAAGAATGGTTTTTGTAAAATTTACTGGAAAACATCCAAAGAACAGAAAAAAGAATCCTATAAACATTTAGACGAAACACAATACCAAGCATTATTAATTGATGATGAGGTTGAAATAACAAAAACTGAAGTTATTGAAGAAGAAGATTTACAATTATTTTATGATGTAGAGCTACGCAGAACAAAAGAATATGGAAGATGCCAAATAGATCCTGTACCACCAGAAGAAATATTGGTGTCTCCAAGAGCAAAAAATTTAAAAGACTGTAATTTCATTGCACACCGAGTAACAAAAACTGTGTCAGAACTTATAGACATGGGTTTTAACAGAAAAGATGTTGAAAGTTTACCTAGTGGAGAAGATGATGTCTTTAATACAGAAGCTGTAGTTAGACGAAGCTATGATGATCCATCTATGGATGTTGAAATTTCTAATATTGATCCCTCACAGCGAGTAGTACAAATAACTGAGTGCTATATGAAGGTTGATATGGATGGCGATGGCATTGGAGAGCTTAGAAAAATAATTGTTGGTGGTAGTGGCTATAATAATTACCTAATTTTAGAAAATGAAGTCATCAACAAGATGCCTTTTGCTATGTGTGTGGCAATACCAATGCCTTTTCGGTTTTTTGGTTTATCCATGTACGATTTATTAGCAGATGTGCAAATGATGAGTACAACTATCATGCGAAATACCCTTGATAATATGTATTTCCAAAATAATGCAAGAACAATAGTTGTAGATGGTCAAGCAAACCTAGATGATTTACTCACAAGCAGAGCAGGTGGTATTGTACGAGTTAAATCGCCTAATGCTGTTACACCTTTGCAGACTCCAAACTTCTTAAATGATGGTTTGGCTATGCTGCAAAAGATTGACCAGTTAAAAGAAAAAAGATCTGGAGTACCTAATCAATTAATGGGTTTAAATCCAGACACAATTAATAAATCACATACAACTGCACAATCAGTTAATCAAATGATGAATAGTTCTACACAAAGAATAGAATTAATCGCAAGATCATTTGCTGATGGAGTAAAAGATATATTTGAAAATGTATTAGCTGTAATATGTGAATACCAAGATCAAGAAAGAGTTGTAAAGTTGCGAGGCGAATTTGTATCAATGAATCCTCGTGAATGGACAGACAAATATGATTGCACAACACAAGTTGGTTTAGGTACTGGAAACCAAGATCAACGACTACAAGTGTTACAACAAGTATTAAATGTTCAAGAGAAGATGATACAACAAGGTGGAATGGGAATGGTAACTCCACAGACTATCTACAACACATTAGAAAATTATTTACAAAATAGTGGTTATAAGGATGCAACGCAATTTTTTAACAATCCTGCAATGCAACCTCCACCACAACCTAAAGAACAAAAACCAGATCCAACCATGCAATTAGCAGCACAAGATATAGAAATTAGAAAACAAAAGGCTATGGCAGAAATGGATTTTAAAAATAGAAAATTAGAAGCTGATAATCAAATGAAAATGCAAAAATTAAATTTAGATGAACAAAAACTCGCAACGCAAGTTGTTAAAGAGCAAAATGTTTCAGAATTAGAAAAAGAGAAATTAGCTTCTAAAATTCTACAACAAGGATTAAACTAATGGCATTCACACCTTTTATGCAAGGCTCAAAAGCACAATCAATTATTGATGGTTATTTAAACGATGGTGGTTATAGTCAAGCACAACCAAAGATAGATTTAAATAGTGCAGGAAATTTTCGTAATCCTATTTTTGATTTACGAACTGAACAAGAGAACGCAGGAACATTAACACCAGAAGATTTATACCCAAATTCTCAAATAGATTTTTCAGCACCAGACACACCAGTTGATCCTTGCCCAGAAGGATTTATGTTAGTTGATGGTATATGCCAACCAGTAGAAACTTTTGGTCAATCTATGTATGATGAACAACGAGATGATGATCCAGATGATCCTCCTAGAGAATATTACTCTATTGATGATATGAAAAAAATGGATGATTATGAATTTTTAAATTATCTTACTGGTGCAGGTGCTTACATGACAGGCAAAGATGGTCAATATACTTTAAATGATCCTGCAAATTTTGGATTATTTACAATGGGAATAGATAAATTATTTGGAAATAACAGACAATTAAGAAACGATTTCATGCGAGAAAAATTAAATGAACTTGGATATAGCTTCACAAACAATAAAGATGAAGAGCCAGTATATAATTTACAAAGTCCTATGCAAATAATTGATAACTCACAAGCAGCTAATAAATTAATGACAGGAGATCAAAAATTTGATGCAAGTGAAATTAATTATCAAATAGATGCTAAGAATGAAAGAGATAGAACTAACGATCAACAAAACTACGCAAGAGCAATGACAGAGCAACAAGTTATAGAAGATGCAGTAAAATCTGGAGCAACAAGTGTTAATCCATTTGAAAGATTTGGTCTAAATCAATCAACACCATCAAATTACACATCTAATAGCAGAAAATCAGATGGAAATTATAGAAGAAACCCAAATATAAATAATAGATAATGGATAAAGAAAAAGAAATACAAAGAGGACAACAGGCAAAACGCATATTAGAAGATCCAATATTTGTGGAAGCCTTACAAAAAGTTTCGCAAGAGTTAGACCAAGAATGGATTAACTCTCCGATAAGAGACACAGAAGGAAGAGAGAAAATCTACATGATGAGAAAAATGTTAGGTGTCCTTCATGTGCAACTGCAATCTGTAATGGAGACTGGCAAATTAGCCACCAAACAGATTAATCAATAAAAGGAGTTACAATGGCAGATACACCTCAAGAGGAGTCTGTTGTTTCGCAACCAACTTATAAAACTGAAGAAACAACACAAGCATTCGCTACCCTATTACAAAACGAAGAGACTGCAAGGAACGAAGAGCTTGAAGCAACTAAATCAGAGAAAGAAGGAGAAGTCGATCTTGCAAAAGACAACGATGATCCCTTAATGGAAGATGTAGATGTTAATGAAGAAATAGTAGATAACGATGAAGCCTCTACTGAAAGCGAAGAGACACTTTATGATGTTACTGTAAATGGTAATAATCAAAAAGTTAATCTCAATGAGCTGATGAAAGGTTACTCTAGGGAATCAGACTATACCAAAAAAACAATGGATTTAAGTAATCAACGAAAAGAAGTTGAGTCCTTACAGGATAACTTAAAGAAAGAGTTTGAAGCAGTCAAAAGTTCTCGAGATCAATATGCTCAACAATTAGATGTCTTATCTAAAAATTTGAAGCAAGAAGAAAACATTGATTGGGAAAATCTTTATCAAGACAATCCTGCTGAGTATGTTCGCAAAAAAGCAGAGTCCGATAAAAGAAAAGAAACATTGCAACTTGCACAGCAAGAGCAACAACGCATTCAACAAGAAAAACGATCAGAACAAGAAAAAGTCTATCAAGACTATATTTTGAATGAGAGAAAAATCTTGGCTGAAAAACTCCCAGTCTATGCAGACAAAAACAAAGGTGCTGAATTTACTAAAAGACTTTCTAATTTTGCAAAAGAGTCTGGTTATTCTGAACAAGAAATTGATATGATGGTAGATCATCGTGCAGTTTTATTGTTAGCTGATGCTTACAGATATAACCAACTGAAAAAAACAAAATTGTCTGGCAATAAAGTAAATAAAGCTCCTAGAGTTGTTACTTCTAATGCTTCTAATATTAGAGAAGATTCTGATAAGAAACAGAATGTTGACAAGAGAATGACACGCTTAAAAAAATCTGGACATATCAAAGACGCACAGAGTGTGCTGAAGGAGATGTACTTTAACGAATAGGAGATTACTATGGCTGTACCTAATAATACAGTACAAACCTATACTCGTGTTGGTATAAAAGAAGATTTAGCAGATGTTATTTACAACATAGCACCTACTGAAACACCTTTTATGTCTAACGCAGGCACAGGATCTGCCTCTCAAACTAACCATGAGTTAAATTTGTAGCTCATGTAAAATTGGGTTAATTCGGTGAAACTCCAGAGATGGACAATACCGAGCCAAGCTATGATGGTTTTAATTTCCATAGTAGGTGTAACGACTAGAGAGTGAGTACCAACAATAACCTCTCCACGAAATCCCAACATCTTTTTAAGATGAAGATATAGTCTGAACTATTGCAATAATCTAAAAATAAAACAATAGAAGTTAAAGATAAAGAGCTTTAACGATAACAAATTGGGCAAACA